ATCCAACTTATGGAACTAGTATAACATTTGAGGGTTCTACTGCTGATGAATATGAAACGACACTTACTGTAACTGATCCTACTGCTGATCGTACCATTACGCTTCCTAATGTAAGTGGTACTGTTCAAATTTCTGGTACTGCTGCTTCGGTGACTACGCTTGACGCTAGTGGCGCAATAAACATGACCAGCGCCGCCCCAACCCTTAATATCGGATCATCGGCAGTCTCAACAGGGTCAACGACAATAGAACTTGGGACTGGACGCACCGGTGACGGTTTTGCGTACATCGATCTCGTTGGCGATACTACATACACAGATTACGGTTTTCGTATACATCGAAGCAGTGGGGGCGCTAATACGTCCTCTGACATCGTACATAGAGGTACCGGAATATTAAATATAACAGCGGAGGATGCTGGCGCGGTTGCGATAAAGACCGACAACTCGGAAAGGTTACGTATCCTAGCTGATGGCAAAGTCGGCATCGGAACAGCGGCTCCTGCACATAATCTACACGTTCATTCTTCAGGCGATACTGGATTATTGCTAACAAATACAACAACTGGCAGTGACGCTGATAGTGGGTTGGAAATTAAAGTTATTTCGTCTGGTGGCGAGGCTTATATCAGGCAACAAGATAATGCTGGGTTACGTCTTGGAACAAATGACATTGATAGATTAATTATTAATTCATCAGGCAACATCACCGTTTCGAAATACAACGGCACTGCGGCATCGCCGACAGAAAGTGCTGATTGGCCGACGCCGGTTATGGCGCTTCGTGGTTACGGAGACTACCCGAGGGAATCCATGCTCTCGTTTGGCTATTCAAATGACGCAGCATATCAGGCAGGGGAGGCCGTTTGGAATTTTTGCCTAGATGGTACATCAAGTGCTACAGCATCAAGCAGCGCAACGCATTTGAACCTCAAGGGTCCGGGTAATTTAATCCTCGGCGCTGGAAGCTCAGAACGTATGCGTATCACCAGCGCGGGTAACGTCGGCATCGGAACTACTGCGCCAAGAGCGAAATTTGTCGTCAACCAAGGTGGAGATCAATCACCAGCTACATCAGGTAATATGACCACAGGAACGATTATTCAAAGTGGTTCTGGTAGTGCGGCCTTAAATATTGGAACTGAGGCGGCTGGGGCGTGGTATAATGCGGCATACTCAAATAATGCTGATGCGGCGAGAGACCACAGGTGGCTCACGGGCGGCGTGGAACGTATACGTATCGCTGCGGCGGGGACGGTCAATGTCGTTGGAACTTTTACGGCTGGTACAAAGACTTTCAAAATAGACCACCCGCTGCCGGCGAAGACAGATACGCACTATTTGCTGCACAGCAGCATTGAAGGGCCGCAGGCGGATTTGATCTACCGGGGGCGTGCCGATCTTGTGTCCGGGACAGTGGACGTAAATATCGATAATGCGGCGGGCATGACTGAGGGAACATTTGAGGTTTTGTGCGGCGATGTGCAGTGTTTTTCATCGAACGAAGATGGATGGACTGCTCTGAAAGGCTCAGTCACCGGAAACGTACTTACGATTACAGCGCAGAAAAATACCTGCACAGATACGGTTAGCTGGCTGGTTATCGGCGAACGGAAAGACGCCAAAATGATCGAATCTGAGTGGGCGGATGATGATGGAAAATTAATCGTTGAGACGTTGAAAAGCGACCACGAACAATCACTTGAGGGAGAGTAAGATGGCCGCAAAATGGAAAGTGAATTCATGTGACCGTGCAGTGACACAGGGCGGCGAGAAAATGTTAATGATTGCGGGCTGGTCAAAGCAGGAGGCTCGCCTCGTCTCAGCGTTACAAGATGCAGTAACACAAATACAAGCACTTGAAATACGAATCACCGCACTGGAAGGGTAAAATGATGGAAGAAGTGGTCAACATTACCGGGACAAAGTACACCGAAGGAGTATAATAGAGTAGCTGTTTAATTAATGGTTATATGAAGGCGTAGAATTTGGGCCCAAATTGCTTATCTACCAGACAAATAATTTATAAATAGTAGAAAAGGGATTTAACAATTATGGCTATTCCAACAACTAAAGCTACTTTTAAGAATTATTGTTTGCGAGCTCTTGGTGATGGGGTTATTGACATTAATGTTTCTGATGATCAAACTGATGATCGTATAGATGAGGCGCTTCAATATTTTGCTCAGTATCATTATGATGGTATTGAAAAGGTATATCTTAAACACCTAGTTACATCAGCTGAAGTTACAAGAGCTCGGGCCAATACTTCTACAACAGGAACAGACACTGTTGACGATTCTATTACAGCAACATGGAAAGAGGGTAAAAATTTCATTCCGCTTCCTAGTGCTGTTATTTCAGTAATACAAGTTTGGCCTTTGAGCGATACTGGTGCGGGCTCTAGTAACATGTTTGATATGCGTTATCAGTTGCGCCTGAATGATATGTTTGATTTATCTTCAACATCCATGATGCATTATCAAATGACAATGGATAATCTTGATCTTATAGAACATATTCTTGTTGGTGAAACACCAATTAGATTTAATCAACATCAAAACAGATTATATATTGATGCTGATTGGGAGAATGATTTTACTGCTGATGTAGATTATATTATCGCGGAATGTTATAGAAAGCTTGATCCTTCTACATACACAGATATATATGATGATATTTATCTTAAGCGATATGCTACTGCTCTAATTAAAAAACAGTGGGGTGCTAATCTTTCTAAGTTCAATGGTGTTACAATGTTGGGTGGCGTTACTATGAACGGTGAAACTATTTATACCCAAGCGCTAGAAGAACAAAATAAATTGGAAGAAGAAATACATTTGGCGTTTGAACTTCCTGTATCCGGCATGATAGGATAATTCGTGGCTGTAAACAAACATTTTCATACTAGCGGTGTAGCTGCAATTGCCTCAGAACAAAATCTATACAAAGATTTGATTACTGAAGCAATTCAGATTTATGGCCACGATGTTTATTATTTGGATAAGACGCTTGTTGCTGAAGATACTGTATGGGGCGAAGATTCGCTAGCTAAGTTTAATACCCAAGCACCCATAGAAATGTATATGGAAAATGCTGATGGTGGGTTCGCCGGTGAGCGAGAGTTAATGACTCAGTTTGGGCTACAAAACTTGAGTGAAGCAACTTTTGTTGTTAGCAAATCGCGCTTTCAAGATAAGACAAAACAAATTCAGATTGAAACTGGTACAGACTCAACATCGTCTGGGTCTATTCTGTTAGATTCTGGAACACTCGACAGCTCATCTAAGTTAGAGGGAAGTACGTTTTATATTATCAATGAAACAGATGCTACTGATTCCGATAGGCCGCTAGAGGGAGATGTTATATATCATCCAACCCTTGGAAAATTATTTGAGATTAATTTTGTAGATCATGATGAGCCGTTTTATCAATTAGATAATAATCCTGTATACAAAATGCATTGCCGCTTGTTTGAATATAGTTCAGAAATTCTGGATACTGGTATTACTGCAATTGATGAGATAGAAGATGACTTGTCACGACAGGCTCTAATCTATCAATTCACGTTGGAACAGTCTTCTGCTGTGAATGAAGATATTAGATTGGAGTCGGGAGTTGTTCTGGAGTCAAGCTGGCCAGGTGGCGATGCGGGCCTTGTATTAGAGGAAACTGCCGGAGATAATATTATTGGTGAGAATGATTCCAGCTCTGTTGGTGAAAGTATCATACTTGAAAATGGTTCTTATCTTTTGAATGAGGTATATATAGTAGGAGATATGATTACAGATAAGACAGCACAAAATGAATTGTTTGATCTATTAGATGATACAATTTTAGATTTCTCAGAAAGAAATCCATTTGGTGATGTGGGAAGTTTGTAATGTTAGTAGTAATAAGGAGAAAAACCTTAGTTACTTTAAATATTTTTTACTGGATGCCGGATTACGAGAATATACTGCAACAATTTATTTGGCAAACAATGGACATTAAACCAAAGTACCCACGGATACATAGATTTTTGGACTATTGGCATAATAACATAGATGCCATAGTGAACGAAGTGGTAATATGCGATAGTGAAAGGAACATATTATGTTAGGTCAACAATTTTACAATTCCACTATCCGAAAGGTGGTTATAGCCTTTGGCACGATGTTTAATGATATACATTTGGTTCGTAAGGATAATAACGGTACAATTATACAAACAATGAAGGTGCCGTTGGCGTATGGCCCGCGCCAGAAATTTCTGGTTCGCTTGCGTGAGGATGCAGACTTAACCAAACAAGTTGCTGTGACACTTCCAAGACTTGGATTTGAAATTACTGGATTAAGCTATGATCCTGCTCGTAAGCTAAATCGTGTTCAGAAGTTTAGGAAAGTAAAGGGCGATAATAATAAGCAGTTGGATACGCAGTATATGCCAGTTCCTTATAATGTTGATTTTGAACTATATGTTCTATCAAAGCATTCTGATGATGCTCTACAAATTGTGGAGCAAATCCTCCCCTATTTCCAA